ATACGAATACCGTGATTTCCATTCTCGTGTGCGTTTGCACAATACCCCTGAATACATCCGTCTTCTCAAGTTCGATCCTGAAACTCAAGAGAAATTTAAAAACGTTTGCACTGACATGGATCGCTACATCGCAACTATTCTTAATAAGCCTGAAATTTCTCCCAAATTTGCCTCTCTTTTCCTTACTGATTGCAAAATCGTCGAAGAACTTCTTGGCCTTCTTTCCCAAGCCAAGGGTGAATCTGCCTTTCGCGAGGTCCCCTTCTCTTTCTGTCTCTATGGACCTCCTAACCAAGGTAAGTCTCTTATTGCTATTGCAATATGTAAACTTCTACGACCTAAAGGTTGGGGTGATGCTAATCTTATTTACACCCGTGATCTCTCTGATGTCTTTTGGTCTCGCTATAACGGACAACGATGCACCATCTTCGATGATGCTTTCGCTTTCAACTCTGTTGATGAGGAAGCTCTTGTTCGTGAATTTCTCACTATCGTTAGCAATATTCCTAAGGGATTGAACATGCCTAGTCTTGATAAACCCGTCCTTGGAATTAAAGGCGCCCTTTTCCTTTCTGAAATCGTCGGACTCACTACCAATGTCCCTTTTCCCAAAATTGTTGGCATGCAAGAAGATTCTGCTCTTTGGCGTCGCCGTAATGTTCTTTGGCATGTTTCTGTTAAGTCAGAGTTCTGTGTCGACGGTGTTCCCCAATATCATCTTCTCACCGAAGAACAGCAAGCTGAGGTATCTTATCTCACTTGGCGCCTCCACTCTAGCGTTGAACCTGCCGTTGATGCTTGGCTTTCTGAACCTATGGAAACCGCTGATGCCCTGCGTCTAACCCATAAAATTTATCTTGCCCATGTCACTAACCAAAAGAAACTTATGGAATTATACAAGCGTATGCCACTTGTTGAAAAACTTCGCCAAGAATTTGGCACAGCTCAGATGAATCAAGGTGAACATACTATTATGCGCTACCTTCAATCTCGCGATTTTACCTTTTCTGATATTGCTGTCGAAACGCGTCCTCCCCGTGCTGATCTTGCGCACAATTTCCAAATCCAATCTGCTTCTCCTGAAGGTGTGGTCTTGCGTCGCCAAGTCCCTCATGATGAATTTAACTGTTCTGATTACTTCTCTGGTCGTCACCGTCGCCCCCTTTTCGAAACCTCGCAACCTATTAATTTTTCTGGTTCTGAGCCTGTTGATTTTAATGCTATAGCTAGCGGTAATTTTGTTCAACGAGCTGAAGCTGTTCTACACCGTGATAATGATCCCGATGAAGATGCTGAAGAACGCACTATCCTTCAACTTGCTTCAGATTATTCGTTGGGTTTTCTCAAATTTACTAGCGATCATCCTAACATCGTCACGATAGTTGCCACTATTGGTATTTTTGCCACGTTTACTGCGCTTACCGCCTTGTGGCAATATTTTCGTGGGGATACTGAAGACAATTCTACCACTGAAATTATCACTGATGGTCTTTTACATTATCCTGACCTTGGTTCTTCTCATTCTGCCGGTGGAAAAGGCTACGAATACAATCACAAGCGCCGTAACCAAGTTGTTCGCACTATTAATCGGCGTGAACAAGCTACCGGTCATTCTTTTGAAAACGCTTTGCGTCAATTTTCCATTTCTTATGATGTTAACTCCCCCCGTGAAATTGCTGATCGCTTTCAGCCTTACTTGTGCAAAGTTATTCTTCCTGAAACTAACAATCGCACTCTCAACGCTTTTCGCTTTGCTGGTACTTATGCTCTTATACCTAAGCATTTTTTTAAATCCTCTCAATATTATGTAAAAGATCAGCCTATGATCGTTCAGTTCCCTACCGGACCTACATTTACCATTCTTTTTGAAAAATCCATGATTCATGAACTCGGTTTTCTTAACGAACGCGAGCGCGACGTTGTTGTTTATAATTTTGGCCCACGTGTACCCGCTGCCAAAAACAACATCTCTCAATTCATGCTTGACGACGATCTCGGTTATCACGATGAACAAGCTGGTGCTCTTATTACAGCTCGCTATCATGAATCCCTTGGTTCCTTCCTCTACGAAACTTTTATTCTTGCCAATGTTTTCTACGAAACTCAGCGAGAAGCAACTTACGCTGCCAATAAGGAGTCAGACTATGAATTCCGCAATATTAACTCCTATTCCTACTTTGCACCTTCCCAAAACGGCGATTGCGGTGGCCTTGTCATTGGATGCGGTAAACGCACGACTCGTAAGATCCTCGGCATTCATGTAGGAATGGTTGATGGTACTGGACGTGGTTACTCAGAACCCATTTTCCAAGCTGATCTCACCCCTTTTCTCCAAACTCATTCTGGTTCTGTTCAGGGCGTTACTGAACTTCCTTCTTGTGTCATCCAGGAACAACCTCGCAATTTCAATTCTTCTTCCCAGTGTTTCTCTCTTCTTGGTCGCATTGAGAAGAAAGATCAAGTTTTCGTTCCAACGCAGACCTCTCTTGTTCATTCTCCTTATTTCGAGTGTCTTGGTCCTAGTGACAAAGAACCAGCTGTGCTTTCCCCTCGTGATCCACGTCCGCGCGATCCTTTTGTCGGCACTTCTCCTCTACTCAATGGTGTCGCTAAATACTCTAAGCAATCCGGTCCTTTTCCAACCCACCTTCTCCGTGTAGCTTTGGACGGTGCTATTGACTATTGGGGCAAACCTTCCCGCATTCCTAAAAAATATCATTACGATATTGCCACCAACGGAATCCCTGGCTTGCCTTTTCATAAAAGTCTCAACTTCGCTAGTTCCGCTGGTCTCCCTTTTTCCACCCAGCGACTCACCAAACGCGATCTTTTCATCGGTGAGAAACCTCTTGCCCAGCCCTCCCCTCTTCTTATTGCTCGTCTTGATGAACGCATCCAGTTAGCCCGTCAGGGTTTACGCATTGCTGATAGTCGTTGGCAAGATGTCGTTAAAGATGAGCTTCGTCCCATTGAGAAGATCCGTATGCGTAAGTCTCGTATTATAGCTAACGGTCCAGTTGATTTTACTATGGCTGGACGTATGTTTGGACTCGATTTCTTCGCTGATTTTTATTCTTCTTACCCCTTTACCCCTAGCTCTGTTGGCATGGATTGCGAAAGCACTGATTATCATGATATGATGTCTTACCTTTTCGAAGTCTCTAATGTTGGTTTCGCTGGTGATTTTGGACGATTTGATGGCACTCTCTCACCCCAAATTATGTTCCTTTTTGCTGAGCTTTGGAATCATTACATGCAATTTACCCCCGGCTGGAATGATGAAGATACCGTTGTTGTCAACACCCTCGTTGATGAGATTATACACACTGTTCATCAATGCTTAGATGGCGTTTACATTATCCATGGTGGAAATCCATCTGGTCAGTTTGCTACCATCATAATGAACACCTTTGTTAACTGGATGTATTTCGCTGTCGCTTGGCTTGAACTCGCTCCTCCCCATCTTGCTACTATCACCGATTTTAAACGGCTCATTCGCCTCAAGCTTTGCGGGGATGACGTTATTATCGCTGTTGCTCCCGAAGCCATTTCTTTCTACAATATGAGTACCGCTTCTTCCTATTTCGCTGCCCG